TCAACCAAAACGATGACTACACAGACGACACATCGCAGATAACAATACTTATCGGGTACATGTTCGCACCACAAGAGACTAATAACTAGCGGGGATATTTAACACATAAAAGGTAGAGCAACAATGGAAATGAAGCGAGTGGAATCGTCTAATATCGAATCGATCGGTTACGACGAAAACACAAAAGAGTTGCGAGTTAAGTTCACGGGCAGCCAGGCAGTGTATTCATATAAGGACGTGCCGAGAGATAAGTTTAATGAACTTTCAGCATCGCAATCGGTAGGTAAATTCCTACATAAAGAGATTAAAAACGTGTTTGTTTGTGATAAGGTCAAGCCCGATGGCAAAGAAAACAGTTAAAAAAGCCAAGAAAAAGACTGCCAAAAAGAAGGTAGATGGGAGACGCGGGCAACGTATAACTCCTGGCAATGAATTGTTTTGTAGGGATGTAGCGGCATATCCAAAGAAGTCGATTACTGATATCTACAGGGATGTATACGGTTGCACTGGTGACGTTGCAAATGCTGCATCGAGTCGGTTGATGGCCAAAAAGGTTATCAAGGATCGTATTGCGGAACTGCAAAAGCCAGTGCTTGACAATCTAGAAGTAAGCATTGAGAGGGTTTTCGCAGAGTTAGCGGCCATCGCATTAGTTGACCCTTTGGATGTTTACGATGCGGACGGAAAAGTGAAGGCACTTGCTGACATCCCAGAGCAATCAAGAAGGGCTATATCGAGTATTAGTTCGTTTGGCCCAAAGTTCCACAACAAAGAAAAAGCACTTGAATTGCTTGGAAAAACTAATATCTTAAATATGTTCACAGACCACATAAAGATTGATGATGCACCGGTCGATGAGTCGGCACTGAAAAAGGCTGGGGCTGACCTGGCCAAAGATATCGCAATGGAACTCAAGAAAACAACTGAATAGAAATGATCGATCTTGAAAGATGCAAAACAGACAATGCATATAAATTACTAGCAAGGAAAGCTTTGCTGGATGATTTTAAGCTATTCATATTGCATATGTTCTTTTGGACGTACAAGAAAGAGTTCCTTTGGAGCAGCCATCACACGCATATAGTTGATTTCCTTATGAAAATCCATCATGGCGATTTTGCTGCAGATGGCAATAAATGCGTTATCAACATTCCCCCGCGATACTCCAAGACAGAGCTTGTGGTCAAGATGTTTTCAGGGTGGTGCTATGCGGTCAATAAGGCATGCCAGTTCATGCACTTATCATACTCAGACGATCTTGCTGTTGACAATGGCGACACTGTCCGGGAGCTTATCAAAAGCGACGCTTACAAGACTGTTTTTGGCAATGTAGAGATCAGGCCAAACAAAGACACTAAGAAGAAATGGGCCATAAAAGATGGAGGGGAGTTCTACTCGACCGCCGCCGCTGGACCTATTACCGGATTCGGTGCTGGTAACATGGATGAGATGAGCGAGGATGGAGTTTATACGTTCAGCGGGGCGATTACCATAGATGACCCGTTAAAGCCGGACGATGCACATTCTGAGCCACGCAGGAACACTGTAAACAAAAGGCTTGACGAAACAATCAAGAGCCGATGCAATAGTTATTACACGCCGATCATAATAATCATGCAGCGATTGCACGAGGACGACTTCACTGCGATTGCATTGGCTGATACCGAATTCAAGTGGCACCATCTTTGCCTACCGGCACTTGACGAAAACGGTAATGCATTATGGCCGAAAAAGCATACCGCGAAACAACTCAATGCCATGAAGAAAAAGAATAGCTACGTCTTTTCAGGCCAATATCAGCAGAAACCAACGCCGGTAGGGGGCGGATTATTCAAGGATAAATGGTGGAAGCTATATTCTAAGCTACCTCCAAAGGTTGACTATATGTTTATTGTCGGCGATACGGCAATGAAAGCTAAGAAAAAGAACGACTACAGCGTGTTCATGTGCTTTGCTTTTGCGGAAAAGCGGCTATATGTGGTCGATATGGTACGTGGGAAATGGGAGGCCCCGGAATTAGAACTGCATTATCAGGCGTTTTGGAATAAATGCAAGTCGCAAAAACCAAGCCCGAGATGCACATACATTGAAGATAAAGCGTCCGGGACCGGACTAATCCAGAAGATGACAAGGGAATCGCATAGCCCAATAAGGCCGATCCAGCGGAACACCGACAAAGTGACCAGGGCAAATGACACAACTCCATATGTAGAATCTGGATTCGTCTTATTGCCGATGATGGCCCCGTGGCTATCTGATATGTTAGACGAAATGAGCAAATTCACTGCCGCGATGACTCATAAGAATGATGATATATGTGATGTTTTATGCGATGGCGTTCAAATTGCATTCAACGAAAGTGAACTTAGTATGTGGGATGTTCTGGATTAAATAATAAATATTCAGAAAACGCTAAAGTATTTCTTGCAATCCTGCCGAATTGATATATAGTTATATATATGAGAACAAAAGACCGCCAATTAAGTCGAAAGAGATAAGTGATATGAAACATTCAAAGCAAGACGTAAGGATAGTGAAATACACCACAGACAATAGAGTGGTTCTTGTGTCTGACTGCAAACTAAACAAGAGCGACTACTTCGGTTACTACACCGTAAGGTCCACAAGTAAAGGCAAGTGCATTACAGTTAAGGGCAATCGATACTACCTTCACGATATTAAAAGCTGGGATAAAACATTCGAAGATGTGATGTGGCACGAACCAAACGTAATGAACTAATCGGAATAACGGAATAATCAAATGCCAAAGAAAACTAAAGAACAAAAGAGGCCAAAACAGGTAAGCAATCAGCTATCAGTTGAATCTGATAATATGTTATTGGACGCTCAAAAGAAGTGGAAAAAGAAGTATGGATGCGATATAAGCAAACGTGTCGTGACTGATCGTATTGTCGAGATGGGGCATAGATCGTTCATGAGCACGCTTAAATAAACTCCGTGTAATGAGCCAGTGGCATTTCTCCGACCAAGCTGGATATGCCGCCTGTCAGATATACAGGCATTAAAAAGTTAATAAGTTCTTGTTATCAATCCTACGTTGGGTTGATTCTTCTGTCTCCTGGCTGCGGTTGGGGGATTCGTGTCAATAGCTCAATTGGTAGAGCGACTGCAACCGACTTACTTCGTACTTCAGATTTGAAGACTCTAAGTCTTGGGAGTTGCATATATTCAGGTTCGAGTCCTGATTGACGCAATACGGCATGAGGAAAGTATGGCCTGCATCCTATACTCATGCAGAGATGCAGGATCGGTCAGATGTAGCCGGAGAGCCGAGTGGGAATACAGCGAAAACTCTGGCATTATTTAGAAATTATGGGCGTGTCCCGGCAATGGCAATGACGGTGCTGTTGTCGGGGCTAATTTAAGGCGTGTGAGGCATGAGTAACGACACAGAACTAGGCGACCAGCAAGAAGCGATAATGGAAAGCTTATTGGATATGGGGCACAATATGCCAATGATATGCTTATCAGCTCCTTCGACATTGGCGATAGGTGACGCGTTCCGTATGATAGCAGAACTCCGAACACATACATCACCGGTAGTGATTGTAAAAGGCGAGTGGACAAAAATGCCTAACTGGGATCAGCTGTTAATCGGATTAGGCAATGAACTGGGCGGTGCGAGTGTGGAGGTTTTTAAACAGTTTGATGTGCCTAATCTGAATAGCACATATGAATACCCTGAAAAACCACGGTCATTTAGAGATAAGAAATACTTCTAGTAAGTGGAGATTAAAAATGGCAAAGTTTGAAATCACAGGAACAGTTGAATTGAAAGTTGAAGGAATCATTGAAGCTACAGACCAAGAAGACGCTACGAATAAGGCCGAATCAATGATAAACAGTTTTACTCCTGGTTGCGGTCTTGATGTTATAAATCAGGAGCAAGGCGAAGTATGGGACGTTAATGAGGTTGACTGATACTAATCTCAACTAAATTAGTATCAAATTAGTATATGGAGAATAATAGTGACATTCTACTATTACGAAATAACATTTTATAAACCGAACTGCCGTAAATTTCGAATAAATAGTAACTTCGGAAATGCAAGCACGTATGTGTGGCAACAAAGCAGCGGGTTCGGTTAGGTATTTAAGGCAATCACGATGCTGGACTTGAGACTTAAACCCCTCCAGCATACGGCAGTATCGAACTATGATCCGGTCATTCAATTGGCCGGGTCTTTTTTTATGTTCTAAAATAACACTTGACAATTACCTTTTATCAATTATCTTACAAATAAACAGCCATTTAATCATGGAGCAAGATGATGCCAGAAGAAACTAAGGTAATAGACGGACAGAATATAACGATTTATACGGGCGATAGCTTCAAGAATCTCCCTGCAAACCTCGGCACTGCCCGCGATAAGAACTCATACGGCCAATTTATAACAGGCGAAGATATATCACGCAACAGATCCGCTGCAGATGACATGTACCGTTTCCAATGGATGGCCAAGATTGTCGACATCCCTGCTTGTGATATGACGCGTGAATGGAGAACTTGGAAATCCGACGTAATGAACAGCAAGGATATAGACGCCATTGAAGCCGCAGAAAAAGTCCTGAAGTACCAAGCAAACATCAAGCAAGCTCTTATATGGGCTGGCATGTATGGTGGATGTGCGATTGTTATGTCAGTTGATGGCCACGGCGATTCAAGTACGCCGCTGGATATCACGAAAGTTCAAAAGGGCCAGCTCAAGAAGTTTATCGTCATAGACCGGCATAGGATGTTCCCATATCCAGGAGCCAATACGCTTAATCCGTTCGGCGAAAATGAAGGGCAACCAGAACTGTATAGCGTTTTGGGCACTCAACAGCTTATTCATCATACTAGAATGGTTAAATTTACCGGTTTAAAACTGCCGTACTACGAAGAAATAAGACAGTTATGGTGGGGTGATTCTGCATTCAACAGGCTATATGATACAATCAAGAATAACAAAACCGTTATCCAGAGCATTGCAACGATGATCCACGAAACAAATATCGATGTGATTACGGCCGATGGGCTTGCCGAAGCGTTGGCCGGGCAGGGATCAGAAAAGGTAAGAGAACGTTACGAGGTCATGGCTCTAATGAAGTCCCTAAATGGCATGATGTTGCTTGATGGCAAGGAATCATACGAACGCAAGGGTGTTGATTTTAAGCAACTACCGCAGATAATGGAGCAATTCCTATCGATACTATCCGCCGCATCCGACATACCGAAGACGCGGTTTTTAGGTGCATCCCCTGGAGGGCTTAATGCAACCGGCGAATCTGATATGCGTAACTATTACGATATGGTCGCATCTAAGCAGAATAATGATCTAATGCCAAAGATGGATATTCTCGATCAAGTTATGATACGGTCGCTATTTGGCAATTACAGTGATGATCTCAAATGGGAATACGACTCATTATGGCAGATGACACCGAAAGAGCAAGCCGACATAAACAAAACAGTAGCCGAAACGCTTGATATACTTAGCAGATTAGATGTACCATACGAGGCCATACTGAGAGATATACAGGAAAAGGGGCTGAGTAACAATCTCACTGACGAATTGATCGAAGAGGCCATTGTAGAAGTCCCAGAAGACGACGAAACACGTTCACAATTAGAGGGCAATAATGATCCAGACGAACCAAACGATGATGATCCAGATGCGGCAATTAAACCAAAAAAGGATGATCCGGGCAAGTGATGCTATATCAACAGTTGCATTAAAAGACCTGATATCAAATGGATATGCCATATCGATGAATGGATTCGTGTTCATAACTAATGCAGGAAAAAAAGCAGCATCATTGACCTATTGCGGAAAAAGGAAATGGCTAAGAGAAGGAAAAAGAAAAAAAAGAACCGTCAAGGCCAAAAGATCAATCCGTCGAAAAGCCAGGAGGTAAGGTATCGGCGTAGGCTCTTGTCGATAGTCAACCAGATTACGCGGTTAGTCAATAAACAATTAGTGCCTGCTATCAGGAACTTAGAGCATGAATTCGTAGCAGATGCAAAATCAACAGCACGAGTCCGGCTTGTTCAAATCCTAAACGATCTCAATAAGCAATCGCAGCAAACCAACAAGAATGCATTCAAGTGGTCAGAAAGCTTTGTAAAGGGCACTGACAAAGAAAACGAACGTCGCAATTTTCGAATGTTCCAAAGGACTATCGGCATTGATCTTGACCGCATCATAATGAATGAGGGGTTGACGCAGGGGCTTAGAGATGATATTTCCATGAACGTTGACCTTATTAAGTCGATTCCGAATAAGTATTTTTTCAGGCTCAATAGAATACTTAATGAGTCGCTTACTGAGGGCAGGCCAGCCAAAAGCCTTATTGAGCAAATCACTGAGTTAGGGCATTCTACAAAGGCAAGGGCGAAGTTTATCGCTCGAGATCAGACCGCGACAATATCCGGAAAGCTTAATGAACGCCGGAGTAAGAACCTTGACAGTATGGGCTACAAGTGGATAACGTCCGGCGATAGACGTGTACGCGGCAATCCAAGCGGATTATACCCAAACGCACCATTTGACCATTGGGACAGGAACGGCGAATATTTTCTATGGACTAAATCATCTAAGAAAATAATATCCCCGAATGGCAAACCGTTTAGGCAACCGCCGGAAGACGGCAATCCAGGGCAACCGATCGGCTGCAGATGCACCGCAATACCCGTAGTTCCAGTTGGATAATAAATATTTAAAAATATTTATATTTAATGTTGACATTCCCTTTTTTTGCATTCTAGTAATATTATGACCATCGAAAAAGGACATATTATTGCAGGTTGTTCACTCAGCGATATCGCAGTAGTGACTACCAGATTCAAGACTCCAGAAGGGTATCTTGATGTGCAGGCGAATATATCCCGGTCAGGCATTCAAGAGTACCAAGCAGGCGAATTAGGGATTACTGATCGCGACCAGGCTCAATTGATTAGAGTGCTGCGACCTGAAAGCGAAGTATTCGACGAAAAGTCAATGGTGACATTCGCAAAGCAGCCAGTAACCGATGAACATCCTCCGGCACTTGTTACATCTGAGAATAATCGATACTACAATGTCGGCAGTGCTGGCGAACGTGTCGTAAAAGACGGCGATACAGTTGCCACAACATTACGCATTACTGACAAAAAAGCAGTCGACAAGATCGAGGCAGGCACAGTAGAGCTTTCATGCGGCTATCTATCTGACATAGTTATGGAGTCTGGGACTGATCCTAAGTTCGGAACTTACGACGCAATTCAAAAGAATATACGCGGTAATCATATCGCGATTGTAAAAAAGGGCAGAGCTGGTAATGTCTGCAAAATTAAAGACAAAGCACTTAATGACAAAAAAGGGGCAAATACCATGCTTATGATGTTTAATGATGTAGAGATCGAAGTAACTGCCGCTAGCAAGCAGGCAATCGAAAAACAAGCAGCTCAATTGGTCGACGCTAATGCATCACTGAATGACGCAGATGTCGCTCACAAAGCCGAAATCGAAAAACTCACCGTAGACCACAAGGCTGCGATTGACAAGCTTACCGGCGAACTTGACGCTACGAAAGAGCAAGTCCTGACCGACGAGCAGCTTGACACCAAAGTCGCTGAACGTGCATCTATTGTTGATGCTGCAAGCAAGATCATCAAGGACTTCAAAGCCGATGGCAAGTCCAACAAGGATATTAAAGTCGAAGTCGTCCAGGCAAAGCATGCCGATATGAAGCTTGATGACAAGTCCGATGATTACATCAATGCGTTTTTCGATGCTACGCTGACCAAGTTTTCTAAGGGCAGCGACAACCTGGACAATGTTCATTTCGACAAGAAACCGGAAACCGGCGATCCAATAGCCGACGCACGAAACAAGTGCATCAAAGATGGCCAAAACGCATACAAATCTAACCAGGCAAGCTAGTAGCCTTTAAATTAAAATAGACATCTCTTTTTAAGGGGTTTTATAATGACAGTACAAGACAGTTATTCATTGAGTATCGAAAAAGGTTATGCTGGTTTACTTGCAGATATTAACCCAATACGCACTATTTCAGGCGTGGTCGAAGAAACTAACGGCATCGGCTTTGGTCTTGGTGTCATCAAAGGCACTAATGACAAGCAGGTCAAACTGCCGTCAAGTGACTCTGATTCGCTTGTTGGTATCACTATCCATTCGCACGTATTCGAGAATAACGCGGATAATGTTGCGATCATGGCCGATGAGCAGATTGCATCGGTACTTCAAGAGGGCTCTATATATGTCCAGCCAGAAGATTCAGTTACGCCTGCAAGTTCTGTTTACTGCAGATACAAAGAGGGTGAACAGGTTTCAACGATCACATTCAGCGGTGCATTGACAAGCGGATCTATTGATCTCGATGTTGACGGTGTCGCATTGACTTCGGTTGCATTCAATACAAGCATGGCCCAGACTATGGCCGATCTTGGATCGCAACTTACAACTGACTTCCCAACAAAGATTCAGACAACTATCGTCGATGGCAATACGCTTGAGATTATTTCTCAGGCATCTTTGAATG